AATAGGCATTGTCAAATAACAATAAGTTCTATCGTCTTCAATAGGAAGCAACTTGTTTTCGTTAATAAATAGATATGTGTTTTTGATAAGGTAAATGTCGTCTATGTCTATACTATAAGGTGTAATCATACGTCTAGTTAAAAATCCAAATTGCAACGATAAATGATGTAACATTTCCACGATGTCTGTATATTTCAAAGTTTTGGAAAGGCTATTGAGTGACAATGGTTGTATCACATTCGTATTATCACCATTTGTTGTATTATCGTCATTTATTAGAATTTCTCCGTTTACTGAAAGAGTTATAGTATCTCCAAGAAGAACTATTATTGACTCAAATAATGTATGATTCGTAATTCTTGGTAACGTTATTGACATTTATGTTTCTGTAATAATGTTACAATTAAAAATTTTAAATGTGTTGTTTGCGTTGTTAAGATGTTAATATGTTAAGTTGAATTATTCGTTTTATCACATATTCCATCTGGTTTGATGGGATTAAATCAATGACACACCCATCTACCAGTAATAGCGTCCCAACTGCAATTCGTTGGAGCTTTGCCATTTGGCTTAGGAAATATTTTTGGAACTCGTCGCTTACCTCTATCGTCTCGTGTTGTCGTTTTGGGAGAAGAGTGGTCTTCGTCACTACTAGATGAACCATCGCTTCCATCTTCATCAACAATAAATGGTCTAGGTCGCTTTTGTTCAGTAGGTTGTTGTGCTGTCTCTGATAACCACTGTGGTCTTTGAACACGACTAGCTGAACATTTCCAATAACTAGGGTTATTATGCATAATTTTGATTGTTTCGCCATTATTCAATCTTTGCCTCACTGACACTGCGGCTGCCGAGTCAATTTCGTCCCAATTTTTGAAATGTATAAATGCACGCTTGTATGACTCGCCACGTTCATTTGTCCTAGGGATTAAATCAATTCCAATAATACAATCATTTGAAACATCATAATCTTTACCGAAGAACACTTCATTGAATATCTTGCGCACATATTCATCTGTGACCCAATTGTCTACACGTGGAATACAAATACTTGGCTCCATTTGACTTGTTAAACTTGTTATACTGGTTTCTAGATGCTGTTACTCTATCCAAAGTTGCTTCTATATCCGTTTATAATCATTGATTCAATTTTTTGTTTGAATCATATTACGTGTTGGGCGCATATGATTCAAACACAAGTACTACGACATGTCTTCTTTTGTGTATGAATAACTATGTAAAATAGTGCTGTTTCCTTTCAAACACGATGCTCTCGCGACGCGATTACGGTGTGTAGAATTCAATAAATGTCTTCTGCTTGGGTTTTCTTTTTTATGATGCTAACAGGAACTACTCAATAAACTAGACTCGCTGTTTCAGGAAACAAATAGATGTAAGTTACATCCATTATATTTAACATATATCTTTTTAAATGCTTTCTAGTATTAACATTTTGTGAAATAAACTCACAATGAAACCAGATTATGGGATATGTGAAATAAAATATTGTTAATAACAACATAGAAAGAAGACTATATAACATAACACTCACCCGGATAATAAAATTTCCGTCTCCAACACGAGAACACTAACAAAACAAACACTTTTTGTGTTTTAATTAATTTTACGATGACTGATTCAAAAACATATACACCATCAATCACTACGAACCGGTTTTTGGGTGGCTCTAGGGCATCTAATGATAACGATGGCAGATTTAGACGAAATACTATGAGGGCTTCATCTAAGGAAAATCTACATACGGGACAGAATGGAACTGGAACTTATTGTCCTCCATTTCGTCGTTCACGAGAAAGTAAAGACAACAAATACAGTGCGTTTTCAGGACTGAATTTGAATAGAGAGAAACCAAATGTTCCTGAAAAGCCGAATGTGGATGATTTAAGAAAATTTCCAAAATTGGGTATGGATGCTAATGTTCGCGTAGAAGATGATAATATTACAAAATCTAGACAAGAGCAGGTGGAGATTGTTTCTGCGAATCACAAAGAAGGGTGGAAGGCTTTGTTCAAAGATGGCATTACACAAAATACGGAACCAGTAGATGATAAAGCAAGTAAAATGCCTGGATGGCTTTATGTTTATAAGTATGGATTTCCACATGGACCACCTACCGATAGATCTGAGCGTGCAGTATACTATGCAATGATGACACGTAAGACAATTATGGATGAGTTAAGACAGGAGAGAGAAAAAGAGCGCAGAGAGCGATATGATTGGTTTGATGTTCGTTATGATGGTTCATTTACGACGGATGAGTGGACAGACAGTGATTCTGATAAGGAAAATACAGATAATGGTGAAACTACCAGTGATAGTAACGAACACGATTACCCGCATAGTGATGATTACGACTATGATGATTAAATAATTAGTTAGTCTGGTGATAGTAGTATATGACATATGCTAGCATTCTGTGGAACATCAAAACTGAATATAACACTTAAATGTTAATGATTGTTTATGTGTTATAAAACGTGGTTTTTTCTGGTTAATCTATTCAATGATGACTGATACTATTAATGAAAATACTAGTGGCGACAAAATAATAGATGAATTTGCTTGGATTGAACAGGAAGAAAATGATGACAAATATTATGACCATTTTTATTTGACACCTGTTACTGAAATTGATTTATTCCAAATACTTTTAGACACAAATGGACGTAGTTGTTTGAGTTCATCTCGTTCGAAGGTTCAACTTAATGTGCCTGGAATATTACAAACAGCAGAATTGGCCGAGATATTATTATGTCAAAAGCGAGCTGGTTTTAGACCATATGTTATATTACGGTTTAATCCTGATATTGAGTCATGTAATGTTCAGGATTTTTTGAATACGGATGAAGAGAAAGTTGGTGAGTTTGGCGAGAAATGGTTAGAAGAAGTTAGTTATGCTACGCCAGTTGTGTTCACAGACACTGTTGGTGCTTTAGGCTCGGTAAACTCACTCATAGTGATTTATAAAAAGAAAAGATGCAGTAATAAGAGCAATCTTGGTGCCTCTGCGGATATCAAGAACACAAGGAAACATAGCTTGTTTGGTAAAATGAGTGGCACTAAACGTCAAACAAGAAGACGATAATATTACATAATCACGATAATATTACATAATCACGATAATAACATAATAATGCTTCACACTTAAAGATTTCATATGATGAACCATTATCATATCAAGTAACATAAAATGACCACGATAGGATTTAATGGTCACGCACAATATGGTTCATGTAATAATCTTGCTGAAGAGTTTTTACAAATCTATGCAAGCGTAAGAAGACAAGACATTATACAGCGAAGTAATATTCGCGAGCGATTCACAAAGTGGTTACAGAACTTGAAACAATTACTATTATATATTCAACACGTGGAAGAATACGAAACACAATACAACGACACATTAGATTTATTGATTAATGCATTTATTATGATTATTCATGTACGTGACAAATCAGAAGGGTTTGGCGAGTGTCGTATGGCATACTCATTTTTGATTTCTTGGGAAGAGGTCTTCAAGAATACTACCTATGAATTCACTTCACTTGCTCTTGCAAATGTTTTTATCTCTAACACGCTGAGTGGTGATAGAATGACTAGGACAGATAGAGTGGCTACTCAGTCATTTGGTTCCTATAAAGATTTTAAGTATTTTTCTCACGAGTTTTGCTCGCAGAGGCATCTTCATGTAACAGGAGCAAACCCTTCTCTTGTTAGTCCCGAGTGTGATAAAAGTATTCCAAAAGACGTAATCCAGAAATATATGGACGACCTCGTTTCAAGTCAAGTATATTTACAAATGGAAGGAGTGATGATAGATCATTTGCTGAGCGACTATGCTTCTTATTGTTTGGCAAAACAAGATAGTTCATTACACCCGAATCTGACACTTGCTGCCAAATGGGCACCAAGAGAAAATGGTGGCGGCAAGTTTTCTTTCTTAGCAAAACGATTAGCAGAACGTATGTTTACCAGTTATATGAAAACACCAGTAACTGGGTCAACGTCACAAGTGAAAGCGCATAGAAAAGCGATGATGGAATATAGGAAACTGGTTGCTACGCTAAACCATTCACTAAGGACTGTTCAAATTAATCAGTGTAATAGCGATTGGAAATCAATTGATTTCGAGAAACAGGTGACATCAATGACAATGAGCCGTCAAAGAGAAGCGTTTTTGAATATGAAACGAAAAGAAGGTGAAGACAGAATACAATGTGCTGAGAACTATAAATCTTTTGTGGAGAGCGCCAAACAGCAAAAGACTGTAATAAAGAGCGATTGTCTTTCAGTAAATGAAATGGTGAAGAATGCGATTAAGCTGAAACATTTGAAAGATACAGATAACAGTTCTTTACAGTGTTTGCGTGACTCAATAAATATGATGTGGCAAGAACATAGCAAGAAAACCAATTCATTGGACCATTTTATAGCAATGGTAGACACATCTGCTTCTATGGATGGACACCCTATGGAAACTGCTATTGGAATTGGTCTGAGAATTGCTGAAAAAAGCTTACTTGGAAATCGTATTATGACGTTCAGTAGTCGGCCAAATTGGATTCAGTTTGATGATAATGAAGAATTTGTATCACGAGTGCACAAGGTAATGTCAAGCGAATGGGGATTGAACACAAATTTCTATGCGGCATTTGAATTGATTTTAGAAGCTATTAAAACGCTAAAATTGCCAGCCGCGTATGTTTCCAAACTGACATTAGTTATCTTGAGTGATATGCAAATGGATGCGTCTGATGGAGGTGACCCATTGGACGAGTCTATAGTAAAGGCATTTGCGAATGCTGGTATGGAAACTATTGGAACACCATATCCTGTCCCCAGAGTAGTTTTTTGGAATCTAGGAGAATATGACGGATTCCCTACCACAAGCTCTCAAAAGAATGCAGTTATGGTTTCTAGCACATCTGTAACACATTTGAACACTTTTTGTGAAATCGGCCACGAAGCACTTGAAAATATTACTCCATATCGCTTTATGAAAGTCCGTCTCGAACATCCAAGATATACTCCATACCGTGAGTACATCAGACAATATGTAAATATAACTGCCCTAGAAGTGCGGACATAAGAAAACACATTAAATCATATTATTTGTTAATGTAACTGATTAGTAATAGTTTATTATTAATCAGTTTTTAATTTAAATCAGTCCTCAATTGGAGCGTCTTTTAATTTATATTAAATATCGTCGACATTTATGGTTCCGCCGTTACCACCAGCATCCTCGTCGTCACTATCATCTATAG